AAAATGCGTTTGTGTGCCGTATGAAGCCGCCGGTTAAGCCGCAGTATAATAACGCCTTCTTAACTATGCGACACGCGCGTATGTATGGACGGAGTTGGCGCGAATTACAGGACGCGCAGTAAACGTAAAAAAGCACCTTGCCGGCTTTATGCGACGAGGTGCTTAGTTATTACGCTATTTAATTGCGCTCCGATTGATCGTTACTGCGCCGACAAATACGGTGGAAACGTTGCCGAGTGAATCGGTCAATTTACATTCGTGATAAAACGTGCCTGCTAATGCCGCCGTATCGTCCGGACTTAGCTTAATTTGCGCTTCTGCGCCGTCAACGCTCGCTGCCTTGTTTAATACGGATTCGCCCGAGTATTTATTTCGACGCATACTCCACGCTATCGAAGAACCGGAAAAGTCCGTGATGCCTTCGATGGCGAATTTAATGTATTTCGCATCGCCTGCGAACATCGAAAAATTCTGTTTTACCATCGTCATATTAACGCCGCCTTTCAGATGGATATAGAGTTCTCGTTTTGCTTTTAATTCAACGTATAGTGATTGTTTTGCGATCAAATAAACGTACAGCTCACGTTTGCCTTTTAAGTGTATTGTGCCGATGTATTGCGGAGCATTGGGATTAAATACGCTAATCACATCTGTGGAAACAATAACATCGCACAGAGAAACACTTACATTGGATTGTTTGTTTACTGTGTCTGATAAGAGAGTAAAGTCATTCTGTAATGTGTGCACAGCCTTTTGTAGTGAATCGGAACTAATTATGCTATCGATTAATAAAATTGCCTTACCTTCGTTGTAAATAATTGAATCGTTGGGTACTAAATCGTCTAGTAGTTCTTTTATGGTTTGCCCTTTATTATTCTCACCTGTGTTTATGTTATCGCTCTGCAGCTTGTACAAGGCTTTGCTAATGATATCTGTGATAAGAATGTGGTCAGATAATTGTGCTATGTTGTTGCCTTCTTGGGCTAGATTGTCGTTGATGTTTAAAGTATCATTGATAAGCCTATCCACATTACCGCTGTTTTGTTCGCTTGCATTAACTTGATCCAAAATGGCAATGGTAAAGTTTTTACTTATTGAGTCATTACTATTGAGTGAGTCTGAAAGTAATTTAAAACCTTCAAACGACTTGGCAGTGCTTTCCGTACTTATCACAGCATCGTTTAACACTTTATCCATATATGCACTTTTCGTAAATATCTCATTAAAAGCAACTGCATCAATAAGTTCTTTGGTGTAAACGTTCGGTAAGTCTGGCGGTGTTACAGTTATATCATCAGTGATATCTAATGGTTCAACAAAACTTAATGAGGTTTTTACTGTTTTACTATCAGTGATACTAACATTTTCTATTATTCTTTTACTACCCGACCTATTAATAATAGAGTCTGTGATAGCGATGGATTCGACTAGCGATTTTGTGTGCTTAGTGCCTTGTGGAGGTTCTTCATTAAAATCCTCGATTAAAAAATCATCAAAAGTCGACCCCACTGTGCCTGTTAATATTCCATGCCTTGTTGCCGTTTGATTATGCGTATTGGTTATATTTATTTTTAAAACATTATCTAAATAAACTTTTATAGACGACCCTTGTAACTCTACTTTCATTGTTGTGTAAGATTGAATAGGGAATTCTCCTATGATCGCCCATGAATCCATTCGGAAAAGGGAAATGAAACTTCCTCTGTACTGCAAGTCAAACCCATCGTCCCAATCAGTACCTGTTGTTCGAAAAACTAGTCCGCTTCCTTCTAGTTTATTAATGTTTTTAACACTTATAATACAGTCACTAATACCTGTATTCAGTATTGCAATCGAGTTATCTCTTATATATTTTGCTTGATTGTTTTCGATTCCCCATACTCCGTCTGTAACCCATGTTTGCCCTGTTTCTGCTACGCCTAATGACGTAGTGCTATTCGCTCTATTAAAACTATCTTTAACAACAATAGCCATCTAATCACCCACAAACCATTTTGCGACATCATCAATTAATAAGCTCCTAGCACTGCAGGCTGTTTCCAAATCCGTCACAGGAGACAGTAAAACCGTTTTATCCGCCAATCCAATAATGTACGTGTCACAGTGTGGGCAAATGTGGTCTGGACTCCACACAAAGCTACCCTCAAAATCAGGGCGGAACGGACTTTCTCTCGTCCCATCCCCGATTTTTTCTACGAGATAAAAATACATCGAATCACCTTCCTTAAGAGAACGTGACCTGCCAAGTGATTTGCAGACTATCAGAAGCAGTGGACAATGTAACTGCCCCCGTTAATTGATGGGCGAATAACGTACCGCCTGTTACCGCACTAAACAATCCTGCTTCTTGTACGGTTCTTGAAGCCGATAAACCTGTAAGAGTAGCTTGATATTGCACGATGTTACCTGACGGATTAGAGCGAGTGACGGCTACTCTTGCATAACCACTTCCAGTTAACTCTGTGCCTAATGCTGTGCCACTTGCTGCGGGTGCGCCTGTACCTGTGCCAAAGCCCATGTGTGTGACTAGAGATTGACCTTGATTTGTACCGGTTAATAATGCAGCTAATGCGTTTTTCCCCGCTGTCGTGATGATGTTGTTGCGTTCCTCGATTAGCTCACCGTTCTTATAAACTTGGATTCTACCAGTTACTTTAATGTTTTCGTTTGCCATATAATTTCCCCTCCGTTTTTAATTTTACGCAATATATACGTTAAATCCTTTTCGTTTTAATTCCGCAGCCATTACGTCAGCATTCGCTTTAACGGAATACGCGCCGATTTGCACTTTATACAGACCGCCTTGCTGCGCCACATACGGCGTATAGCCAGCTTTTTTTGCTTTCGCCACTTCGACGTCGGCGTTCGCTTTTACCGAAAATGCGCCGATTTGCACGCGGTATAACTTCGAAGGATTAGCCGGTGCTGACGTATTTGTTTCCGTCTTAGGCGCTGGCGGCGCGGGCACTGGCTTCTTTTTTAATCCGAAATATGCCGCGACACCTTCCGCAATTGCTTTACCGGCGTCATCGAGGACTTTGTCGTCTCGCATCTTTTTTACGTCAATAGACGAATCCATGAATCCGCCTTCCGTTAAAATAGCGGGCATTTTCGATTCGCGCAGCATGTGAAAGTTATCCTTCAAAAGTCCGCGGTCACGCAGTCCGTAGGCTTTTAAAATACGTCCGTGGACCTCTTTCGCCAGCCTTTCAGCTTCCGGCCATTTACCGGTATACGTATAAGTGCTCGTACCCGTATGCGTTCCCCAAACGCCTTTAAAAGCGTTGTGATGGACGGAAACAAGGATGTCGGCGCACCATTTATTCGCCTTATCCGTTCTCTCCTTTAACGGAACGTCAACTTTTCCCGTCGGATCGTCTAGGCGCAAAATGCTTACGTCCTGATATTCGTTCAGATACTTAATAGACGCCAGCACGACTTTATTATTAAACGACCACTCGCGCTCTCCGTCAGGCGTACGCTTTCCCGCCGTATTGTAGCCGTGACCCGCCTCAATCGCTATCTTCGCCATTATTTTCGACTCCTTTTTAATTCGTGCATGTAAACGTCGGCTTTCCGCGCCGCTTTCGTCACCGAGTTATTCTTCCACCACGCCCACAGCGCCGCGCCAAACGTAAACGCGCCTGCCATAAACGACTCAACTTCCGCATCGCCCCACGGCAACGGCGAAAAGCCTGCGAGTACAAGCGACTGATTAAGTAAGGCTACGCCGAGTACGATAGTCCGTATTAATACTGCTTTTTCCATTTCGAAACCCCTCCGTTAAAATATTTTCGCGATGGCTACCGCGATAAGTCCTCCGACAACTGCCGTAATTGCAGCGGTAATAATGGCGCCGGTTATCTTGCGTCGAATCCACGTTGTGTCCGCTTTAATTTCGGTGAGCGACTCTTTCAGCGTCTTGATTTCCTGGTCTTGCAGTTTGTCCGAAAATTGTAAGTCGCGGATTGCGTCCTTCACCGTTATCTGCTCGCTTGCAAAACGTGATTGTTCGTTTCTAATATCCGCAATATCTTGTTGTACGCGGTTTTGCCATACATCCATATCGACGGAATCCTCCTTTAGTTGCATGTCTACCTCCCCGATTTCGTGGTATAATACAAATAACCGCCGGCGCTTCCCCGCGCTGACGGCCAGGGACTGTTCGCGCAGTCCCGTTTTTTATTTTGCGCACGAAAAAAGACGCCTTATTTGGCGTCCATTATCAGCATTGCTTTCACTTGAAATTCCGCTGCCCTTCCGTCCTCAAATCCGTTATACATGCCGACAACTGCTTCATATAATTCATCGCCTTTATATTTCGCAAAATCCTTAGTGTACGTTTCATACATTCTAATTACTTCCTCGGATTGTTCGCCGTCTTTAAACATCCGAACGTAAAAATCACCGGAGTATTTTTCGAACTCTACGCTGCTATTTGTGCTGCAGCCCACTAAAAATAATACGGCCAACATGAACGCGACTATTAATCTATTCATTTCGAGGGCCTCCTTGATTGGTATGTTTCTCCTAATATACCATACTATGGATTATAGCGTCAATATTAATCTTCGTTATATTGCGTCTAACTTCCATTTTAATCCTAAGATTATCCTCGATTAAACGTCCACACCGCCGCGTGACTGCATAAAGAATTGCGTAGTAATCTGCGCTGTAATCCTCGCTAAATCGTTTGGCGTTATTTCCACCGTATGCCAACCGCGCACAACTCGATTTTCGCTATCAACCGCGAGAAATGGTATTAAATCGATATTTTCTCCGGATATCGCCGTGTGCGGAATGGGCTTACCGTCTACTTTTATCGAAGTACTCGTCGGGAGTCGGTCTAATGTATATATACCGTGTTCCGCCTCATGCGTATGATCCGGGATATTAATCGCCGGAATCTCGACTTCGAATGCATGAGAATGGGGCTGCAGCGTTATCGAGTGGGTATGATCGCTGACAGCGTGGGTATGTGCGCTGACAGTATGCGTATGATTTGCGACAGTATGCGTATGATTTCCCGAAGCTGATAAAGTTTCGAAATTAGTCATTGTCGGCGTGCCCGGACCTAGTCTAATAGCATTACCGCCAAAAGTCGTAGCCACAACATGCTCACCGGAAGTATTGGATGTCCCTGTCGTTTGAAACATTACATGTCGACGGTCTCCGCCGGCACTAGACGTTTGCCCACCACCGCTAGACGTAGTTTGCCCACCGCCACTAGACGTCGTCTGTCCGCCGCCGGAACTCGACGTAACGCTCGTACCTCCGCCCGATGCCGTCGATTTCGATTGCACCGTACTACCCTTGATATACGAACCACCTCCGCGAGTTGCCTTCGAATAAGTCCGGAAAGCCTCCGTTTGGTACGTAAGCTCTAACTTATTGACGCGCACTAATTCGTCCGGTAAATAAAAACGGATAACTGCCGGATGAGTCGGGTCTGCGTTATCGCAATAGTCGTGACTGTCTATGTTCGTAGCGCCTTGTGCGTATACCTCGTTAATTTCCTGACGTCGCTCAACATCCGCCAATGACGTACCTAAATTCGCCTTCGTATTAGCGATTTCGAGTTCAATGTCGCCTGGCGCTCCGTATATGTCCGGCTTCTTTTCGGAGACAATACGCGCCGTAAACGTGCCTACGTCGGGATCGATAATTCGCACGACTTTGCCGACCGTAAATTTGTCGACACTTAGACCTGTTAGCGACGAAAGGTCAACGGCTTTGACGCGATAATTAACGCGGGGGACGCTCCATTCTTCGAGGAACGCTTTAGCAGACGCAAGTAAAGTCGCGGCGTCTTCGAAACGGCGGTCGACCCATACGTATTGTCCGAGACCGTATTCTGCTATTGACGCCGTATTTTCGATGTACGCCCGCCCACCGTTAACCTTTTCGATGGTCAGCTGATTGACGCCCTCGCCGTAGCCTAGCGCATATAAGCGATTGACGATATTAGACGGATCAATACTACGCTCGATTTCCGCTAAGTTCTTACCGAAACGTATTTCGCAGGACGGCGTTGTGCTTGGCGCTTTTAGATTCAGCGTCCAAGGATACGTTTGCGTGTCGAAAGTCCATACGTAAGGCACGTCGAAAGGTTGCGCGATAGAAAATAACGGGCCGAGCAAGCCGTTTTCGTTCTCCCATTTATAGTGGAAATAGCGCGTGAAGTCACAGTCGCCAAGACGCCAATGTTTTACCGTTTGACGCGCGAGTACGTATTCGATGTTGTCGCGAGTCGTTAAGTTCGACCGTTGGTGGTACTTATATAGCACGTCGTTTAGTAGCGTCGCAAGTACGTGTTCTAATGCGTAATTCACTTCGTTTAACGTCGTCAGCTTGCGCGTGTTTGCGGGCACTATACGGAACAAGCCGATATACTCGCCCGTGTTATCGTCGGTGATTTCGACGTAGTTTAACGGCTTGCAGTGCGCGTTTTTTGGGTCGTCGAGAGGTAACGTAAAGTGTGCCGTCCAAAGTTCGTTAAGCTTGCGCTCGTAGCCGACGCCGTACGCGTTTTCGAGTATGGCGACGGGGTGTAGCGATTGGTTTAATATGCGGATGATAAGCGTTCACCTCCGTTTATTTTTGACGTAGAAAAGACGTCCGGTGAGGGACGCCTAATTCGTTTTATTCGAAATTCGATATGACACAGTTTGTTCCGATTGCTCATTACAATTTAGTAATTCTCAAAGTAGCGCCCACTAGATTCAAGTCAGCTCCGCTATTCTGACTCAATAAAATAGTAATAGGAGAATTACTTGTTTTAAAATATCCAATATGGTTTAAAGTTATCGCTGTAGTTCCATTTGGAGTAGGGGCAGTATAGTTATTCCCGAAGTAAACACCATCTATTGTTTTCATCATAATTACCCGTCTGCCGACTGTATTAGATGCAAACTCAACTGTCAGAGTTAGACTATATACTCCATCAACAGGGATTTTAATAAGTGTTGGCAAAGCAGGGTCAAAATACTTAATATTGTCGGCTGCGGCGCTATCAAAAACTATTGTATAGTTTATATTGTTGGGTATTAATTTATTTGAAGAGGTTAATACTGCTGACGATACAATCTTTTCATCTCCCCTTAAAATGCCGATTGATAACGTTTTAAGAATATGATCAACTACTACTGTTGAACCGTTAGCGTTATAGTGAACCCCATCCAAATATAAATTATTTGCGACAAAATCAATGTATGAAAAATCAATAATAGAAGCATTAAGCTTCTTAGCCAAGCCTATTATCTTGTCCTTGTATGCGTTATACGTTTCCAATCTTACAGGAAATAGATTTGTATCAGCAATTGGTGGGATAGTAAAAACAATCCTTGCATCACAATCTACCTCCTTAAGACTCAAATACATTTTTTCTAAATTTGTAATTAATGCAGAAGATGATTTGTATTTATTTAAACTAAATATGTCATTGGTGCCTAATGAGATAATGTGCAATTTATTTTTCTTCGTTGAACCTGATATAGCATTCATAGTTTTTTTCATGTCTGACAATACTTTATCAGTTGAGAAGTCATTTGTATCCGCTCCCGAAACAGCACTTCTCATAAAGATGGTGTTACCAATTTTATCTGACCTTGTGTTTAGTTTGAGTACCCCCAAGAGTTCAACAGGCGCATCCACACAACTTAGAGAGTAATTCGCTGTCCCACTTTGCACCGTTGCTGTAGGGAATGATGAAACAATATCTGTATCTACTCCGGCACAATCTATCGTTTTTATCAGCGACGCTCCCCTATACACAGCAATTTTTCCACTAGTTGGAGTACGTTTGAAAAGAATGTCTAAATACTTTAAATCTCCACTAAAATAAACTGCTGCGCCTGGTTGTAAGATAACAGACTTTCTTGCAGCACCATTATCATTTATTGCCCAACTCCCAAGTTTTCCGAAATTAACATTCGATTCAAAGTTTACGGTTAGTTCCATATCTTTCGTATTACCATTAATATTCTTTACATAATTAAAAAAGTGGGTTGCATAATGATTTTCATACGATATACCATGTCCGTCTGTATTACTGTCTCCAATAATATTAACAAACCCATCTTTCACAAATTCCATTGCTAATTTAAATTGGTTTTCTAGGTTCATTTTTTCCGCCAACTGCGTCGTAACCTTCGTAAAACCGTCGTCCACACGGGCCTTCGCCGTAACGTGAGCTACGCCTTTTTCGTCCACTCGCATTTGAGCCGCCTCAACCGACGAATCACCTTCTACGACAATCACGTCGATTTGACGCTGGAAAGTATCAACTTGCTCAATCGCTTTATTCAGTTTCTCCCGCCCATCGTTCAGCGAGTCCGTTTTCTGTATTAAATCCGCCATATAAATGCACCCGCCTTAAATGTATTTGTCGCGGTATTTCACCGTTAAATCGAAATTAAGTCCGCTTCCGCCTATTACGACGGCATTATCTCTGTTAAATAACTCGGTAAAGTCGCCGGTCATTGCCGCTAAATCTTCCGTCCCGTTCCGTTTGACAACGTAATTCTCTCCGTCGATTTCCCACTTCGTCGCGCTAAACGCCGGCAAGCTAAACGTTTTACCATTCGCAGATAGCGTTACAGACAACGCACTTCCGTCGATTACGAAAGTTGGACGTAACGCCCCACCGTGTAAATTAACGTTAATCGTCCGCGGTGCTGTAATTCGTTCTCCGCGGAACGCTTCCGACCCGAGCAAATAGTCGTATTCGAACGTTATCGCATCGCTGCCCCATAAAATCTCATCTGCCGCTACCGTTGAATATGCGTAAGGATCAAATGCCGTAAGCCCCAACGTAAAAAAGCCGCGTTCAGCCGTGCGGTCTACCGGCATTCCTTCCGTAAGCCTTACGTTATAATATTTATCCGGCTCGTCACCAAAGCGTAATTTAACCGTCTTAGGTCGCCCGTAAACGTCGGTAAACATGCTGTTAAGCGCCCTAATTTGCCGCTTCAAGTCATCGTAAGGCTGCCGTTTAAATACGCAGTTAAGCGCAAAATGACGTGGCTCGAAATAGCCTCCGAAGTCATATGCGCCGTGTCTGCCGGGCACTATTACGTTATAATTGCGTAAGGAAGGCAGCGCAGGCTCGTCCGAATTAAGGAGTACCGTTACGCCGAAGTCCCGTTGCAATAAAACGTCGTCAATCCATACGCGTGACATTAAGTCCGTCATATTCTCCGCTGCCCCCTTCCGCGTGTTGCTTGCGCTGACTGACCGTTCATTTCTTCCGAGACAGTCGGAGCCACCAAGCGCCCAACCTCGCGCTTATCCATTTCGATAATCATCTGCTTTTGCTTACGTAACTCATCGTAAATTCCCGCGAGTAGACGGTTATTCTCCGATGCACTCACGTCAATAGTGCCGTCAAGCGCTCCGCCTAAAGAGAGAAATGATCCGTTAGGTGTTGCGTAGGACATCGATAGTTGCGGCACTTCCGGCGTCATAGCTTCGGAGAGTCTTTCCGTTGCAGCCGCTACTTTACTCCGCATGGACTCCATGCCTTTAATGGCTCCGCCCGGTATGTGCTTCGAGAGCGACATCATTAAGCGCGATGGTGATTTAATGCTAAAGAAGCTCGTAAAAGTATCCTTGACTTTCTTTCCGATGTTTTTGACGGCGTTTTTTACTCCGTTAATCATCGATCCGATACCGGTAATCAGTCCGTTTATAATGTCTTTACCAATTTGTACGAGGTCGACGTCGCGGAAGAATTGAACGATATTGTCCCAAATTTTCTGCACCGTTTCTTTTATCGAGTTCCACGCGCCTTCCCAGTCGCCACGGAGAAGCGCCAGTACTGTATTGATTATTCCAAGAACCAAATCAATCCCCATACGAACGTACATTTTTATTAAACCCCACGCATACTGTACTACTCCGGAAATAATCGGCCACACGACCTG